GCCATCTATTGTAAACGTGCCTGGATTAAGAGCTACCTTTTTGTTGGCAGTTGTTGATTCATCAGACACTACCCTAATAGTTCTATATTTTTGAACGCTTGGATCTGGCAGATCAAGAGTCCATGTTCCGTTGACGCCTGTATACTTAACTAGAATGAAGTCAGAAAGAAAATCGTGAGCATGAGCCTCCCCTGCGCTCCCTGTTAAAACATAAGGCTCTGTGTCAGAGCTTGCAAATCTAATCCAGCCTAAATCGTTATCAACATCCTTGTTTAAATAGTCATAACGGTAAAGACCTCTGCCTCTGTGACCGTTAAAGTTATTCTCTTCACCATCAGCATACATAATCATGCCAATCTTAGGATCTGTAACAGGCGCATTAACAGGTATAAACGTAAGAAGCTTCTTCATGTCTTCTATACGTTGAGTTATTAAATCTAACTCTTCTTCAAGAACGGCACGATTATAATCCGCAGGAAGGTTAGCCACTATCGCTCACCCTCAAATCGACCTTGTACAACTAGATCGGTTAATGTCCAGTCATCTGAAGCGCCTGTACTCTCAACCTTAATATGAATGTATCGACCAGCAGCTCTAACTGGAAAGCTTTTAAATGAGTCGTCAATTAAGAAAGAATCTTTCTCTAAGTATGTAGGCTCTGCGTCTATAGTGTTAGACCAGCCAATAGACATTCTTGGAGATCCGTTACCTTCCTTACCTACACGAATAGCTGTAATCTCTTTAACTCGATCTGCATTGTTAAGATCGTGAGCTTTTGTAACTGCTGACACTGGTTGAGTTACTTGGCTATCAGGGTTTGTATTGTTAGGCGTGTTACCCTCAAAGTATAAATTACCATTTGAGTCGGCAGACAAAGCTTCATGGAATACACCTCTATCAAGATACGCAGAGATTATTGAAGTTCTAATACCCCACTGATTAGTCTTGTAGTTGTAGTATATTTCTTCTGTAATACTTGCTTCGTCTTTAGGTATACCCCAAACAACCTCGTTCTCTTTAGAGTTTTCAAAGCCGTAGACCTGAGCAAGCTCACTCATTGCCACGTTATCCCTAAAGTATTGATTCATGCCGCTTTCACGACCAATCATTCTTACAGACGCACCGTCAGTGGCAAAGAATCCATCTCTGCTTACACCGTAGTTCATTCGACCTACAGATATAACTGAGTTAGGCGATACAGCTCCGATGCTGCCTTCTAGCGCAACCTTGTAACCAAAGATGTTTGGCTGTCCAACATAGTTTACGATAAACATTTGAGTTTCGGTGTATACCGCAAGGCCGTTACCTAACTGAGCAACGCAACGAATGGGAGTTTCTGCTTCTCGAATCAAAAGACTACCAGCAGTGTTTGTTGCCGCTGCTGTCCAAGTGTCTAAATCGTCTGCACTGCACCACGCAAAGCTTGTGCTGTAATCTATATCGCCTTTGCTGTAGTTAAACGCAAGCATATGTGGCCCTTGACGATGGAAGCATTCAAGAGTGTCAAAGTCGATCTGAGGAACAGTTAGCGTTGCTGTGGCAGGAGTTGTGCCGCCAGAAAACGTAATCACATCACCGTTAGAGTAACCAGACCCAAAGTCTGTTACCTCAAACGCTGTTATTACACCACTATCGACCTCTGTTACTGTAGCCGTTAATCCATTACCGCCAATAGGAGATACGGTTGTTGTTAGCGTATCGTCTACACTATAGCCAGCACCGCCTGTATTTGTTGATAAGATTGCAGCACCACTAACTTCATCGTTATAGTATGTATTAAAGTTTACATTATTCTTTTTGATTACAGGCTTGCTTGAGCCTTTTGCGCCAACTACAAACGAACCAAAAGTCTCGAAGTCCCATTGGTCAGATTCATTAATAGATGAATCCCAAGTTGTGCCAGAGCTATCCCAGTTGGTAGTCCCTAAAATTAATGTAGCGCCAGAAACGTCATAAGTCTCATCGCCAGTAGGAACTAATGCGAAAGTAGTAACAGTGTTGTCTGGTAATGTTGGAGAGCCTGTAGGGTATGACGCTTCGTGGGTTGTGTTTGGGTCGTATGTTACATAACCCAAGCCAGAAAGCTCAAACTCAATTCCTGGAATTAATCCATGAGGGGCATCTGTAACTACTCTTAGCGTCCCTAGAGTTCTGGAAGCCGAAACTATATTTAAGGTTTCTCCAGTATCCCAAGTTGTTCCTTCTGAGTTTCTTAAAAGATTATAGCCAGTACCAACAGTGTCAAACTTTTGAGCGCCACCAGAAGACTTGTCTTGCTCCCAAAAAGAATATATATTATTTAAGTCGGCAGAATAGACAACTCTAGTATCATACTCTCTGGTTGCTACAATTCCCCGCATTGGAGTGTTAGATTCAAAAGGCGATTCCTTGTAATCTTTTATTCGCTCTCGACCAGCCTTTCTTCGCATACCAAACTCAGTATACTGCACACCGTCAACAGTCTCCCAAAATGGGATCTTACGATCAAATCTTTCTGGATATACGCCAGTCTTTAGAAGCTCTGAAGCATCTATTTTAAAACCACCGCTTTTATCAGTTTCAAATGGCATTGACTAATCCTAAGCTGTTCGTTTCCAGATATAAGTAACGATGTATGGCTGTAAGTTATTGTGAGGATCTGATGATACTGAAGAGGCTAGTCTATTAAATTGAGCCTGCCCGCTATTTACAAAAAGAGTAGCGTCATTAGCTGGAATCTCGTCAGGTAAAAGAGTGTGAGTCTTAGCCCCGCCAGTCTCTTCTACTGTATCGAAGTCAGTGTCAGTGGAGTCAATACCTACCATTACCCTGCCTGCGGCAAAAGCTTCCCAAGTACCGAATGTAATGCCGCTAAAGAAGTAATTAGCAGCGCCTGGATCAGTCGATACAGTAGTTGTTAGTAAACTGCCTATTGGGTATAAACCGCCAAGCATAGTTGCAAATAGACTTGTCTCATCAAGTGTAGAGACTAAGTTTAATACTAGCCATTCATCTTCACCTGAGTCATATACAAACTCGTAATAGCCACCAGCAACAAGATCGCCAATAGCTAAAGATGATCCGTCATTTTTCTTTATGGATTTATCGCCAGAGCTATTTACATTTAAAGTTGGGGTCGCATTTGTATTTGCAGAACCAATCTCAAGCAATACTCTTACGCCATCAACTAATGTGAACGTAGGCACATTTGAGAATGTAGCAGTTAGGGCGGTAGTTCCTGTTGTAACCTGCTTGTCAGTAGTGGCTCGTAGAAGTCGGTTAATCTCATCAGCCGCAAAGCCAAAGTTATCTCTAACGCTAGAGGTTGTAGCTGTACCCGCAGTTGGGTTCGTTCTTACTATTGATGAAGTCATTAGACTAACGGGCCTCCATTGGCTGCTATACTTTCGTCTTTAATTCGTGCTCTGCCAACGCCTTGCTTGGCTCGTCTTGCTTGTACGTTTGCAACACCTTCGTCAACCATACCTTTAAAGTATGCTACTCGCCCATCATCTTTTAGATAGACGTAAGCTTCGTGAAGTGCTGCGTTTAAATAAATATCTTGTAGTAAAACAGGGCCATTGTCGCCACCGTTTAAATCCTTGTCTGCGCTATATAGAACGCTAAACGCATCTGTATTGTCTGCTGATGGTGTTGGCGCAAAGTAGATCTTATCGCCAGAAACTGAATAGCGACATACTGACCCGCTTTCTTCTGCGTAGTCAAGAAGCTCTGACATTGATACCGCTTCTACTCTATGTCCTTTTGGGTCTGATACGCTAATAACAAACTTAGTACCTACTGGTAGAGTTGTAGCCTGAGCTACAGGAATAATATCTGCAAGAATCTCTTGCTCTACGATAGATAATCTACGGTTTATTTTTAATTGCGCTAACGTCAAAAAGTCAGGTATCTGCGCTGACAAGTCTGATCTATTTAACCAGTCGGCAATTGCTGCCTGTAGGTCTGCGTTTGTGTTTAAAGCCATTACAGTCTCGCTGTTGTGGTTTTCATATAAGGGTAGTGTGTCTCAATGAGCTTGAAAAAGTATTTCCAGTCAACATTGTCTGCAAGAATATCTATACCATGTTCTTGCTTGATTCTCATTGCATCAGTCATAGATAGATCTAAGACTTGATGGTAACTCTGTTTTGGATCGTATTTAACCCAGTCGCTAGTGTCATTACGCTTTCTTTTGTTATCATCAAGAAGCTTGGTAATGTCTTGCGAAAATGTTTGGTGCATCCCGCCATCACTTGTAAAGTGAGTGTCTTCGCGGACTCCGTCTTTAAATTCTCTCTCAACAAATGATTTCATTATCTTTTCTTCGCTGTCTTTGCCGCTTTCTTAAACGCCTTAGCTGTAGGTGCGCCTTTAGTTCCAGGCTTTCTCATCTTCTCGCCACTACCTGCTGCAATACGTTTCTTCTTAGCGTTGATGTTTGCGTATAAACCTTTTTTAGCTGGCATTATTTCTTACCCTTTTTTGCTGGTTTCATTGGCTTTGGCTTTTTCTTCTTTGGTGGACGACCAACTTTTGATCCGTATGTACCTTTACCTAATGGCATAACACTCTCCGATAGTTGAATACAGGAAAAGGGAGCCGAAGCTCCCCCACCTTAATTACTTATAAATTAAGTAATATTGTAGTAAGCACCGTTAGCTTCTTCAGAACGACACTCTAAAGTGTAGTAACACTCTAAAAGTTTCTGTTCAGCAGAAGTTCGAGTAGCAATATCAGTGGTATGAATTTTCTTACCACCAGCAAATGCTAGACCCCAAGTGCTGTAGTCTACAGCGTACAAAGTGTTGGCTGGCATATGCTTGTTAGGAACAACAGCAACAGGGCCAAACTGAGAAACGTAAACAGCTACGCGAGAAATGATGTTACCACCATTGCTAGAGTTACCGTTTAAGTTGCTATCAACGTTGTCAGCCATACCACTTAAACCATTTCGCAATGAAGACACAGTGCCAGCAGAAGCCATAAGCTTTAATGCACCGAAATCGCCAGAGCTATTCCAAACGCCGTCAAGCAAGTCATCCATTTCAGTTTGACTAATGGCAGCAGTTGCAGAACCAACGACTGGAGCAGTAGTACCGTCTGAAGCAGTGTTGTCAGCAGCGCCAGCTACACCATTACCCGCTTGGTTAGTTAAAATCCAAGAACCAAAAGCAGCAGAAACACCAGGAAGTGCTGAAGTGCCTTGACGCTTAGTAGCACCAATAGTTCCAGCAACAGTTGGGCTGGTTAAGCCATAAGCGCCTAATGTTTGTTTTTCAACATCCATCTGTAGCTCTTTACCTTGCTTCATTAACTGATAAGCCATTTCGCGGCCAGGAACACCTGCACGATCCATGAATTCAGCTTTCTTAGTTACAACAACTGAGCTATCAGCGATTTGAATGAAGTTACCTTTACGAGTACGAGTTGTACCAGCAACAGCAGCTATTGGGTCTCCCGCTTCAACTACTGCGTTGTCAGAGGTAGCAACACGTAAAGTGTCAGTCAACCATTCGTGAGTATCAGCAGTTACAGCAGTTTGCGCGATACCTGAAGTGAAAGGAGTCTGAAAAGGAGTTACGTTAAAGATTACGTTACCTAAATCTTCACGAATGTTTTTTGCACCATCTAATACTGGTACTGAGGTTGATGTGATTGAGGGCATGATATTTTACCTATTGATTAAAAGAATCGAGAATTAAATCTACAGCAGCTTCTTGACTAAAAGATCCATCAGATTGTGTGGCATTCTTTAGCTTTTTAGCTTTAGCTGTAGCCTGTTTTTGTGCTCGACTCGCTGACGCACCTTTTCTTATGACAGTCTTAGAAGCTTTTTTCTTTGGAGACTTTTTAGTAGCCTCTACTTGCTTCTTAGAACCATGCGCCATAGCAGCATCATGTAATACCTTTAACACACGAGCACTTGTGATTGTTCCAAGTTCTTCTGGATCACCACCAATGCTAGAATAGTATTCACCCATAATTTCAATTTTCTGGGCTGCAACCTTCTGATCTGAGAAGCTAGGCTCCATCTGAACTAGCAGTTCCGCTTGCTTTTCAGTTTCGACCCGTAAGTTCTCAGCTTGTTGTGCTTGGTACTGCTCTGATACTTTGGCAGCTACACCGTTGATCTCTTGCTCTTTCTGTTCAAAAAGAACTCGATTCTCCAATGCTTGTTCATAAGCGTAAGGATCTGATTGTTTTAAAGCTAATAACTCTTCAGTCGTATGGGTTGGTCGCTGACCGTATACCATCGCTTGTGCAATCTCTAACAGCTTTGCTGTTTCTTCTAAAGATTGATTTCGCTCCGATTCAAAAGTTTTACGCTCTTCAGATAACGCCTGAGTCTTGCGTGTATAATCACCCTGCATCAAAATACCGCTTTTAATCTTTTCAATGTCATCAAGACCATTTTCATTAAGATATTCGCGAGCATTAACTAAATATTCATATTCACCGTCTTCAAGCTCGATGTCACCAGATAACTCTATTTCATCATCTGTCTGTTCATCACTTTCTTCGGCTTCAACTTCTTCTAGCTGATCCAAGTTTTCTTCCACTTCTTCTTCAGAATATTCTTCTTCAGATTCCGCTTCAGCTACAGGTTCATTTTCAATTTCTCCTAAATCTTCTTTAGGATTGATCATGCCCATTATTGCCTCTAGTCCAGCATCCTGTGTAATGGGTTGGTTAATAGAGAGTTCCGAAGAGTTGTTCTCATTGTCTGACATTGTTATTTCCTCAAGGATCTGTTTCCAGTTGTCCTTATTGTTAAGTTATGATTTTTGGTTTTTGTGTTTCTTTTAACTCAAGATACTGCTGCATAGTTGGTGTATTAAACAGTTCGTCTGTTAAACCATCAACATCCTGCAATGTAAGCTTGGTAAAAGCTACACCTCGCATCCAGTTAATTAAATCGCTAGATACGATGTAATATTCTTTACTTTCTTCCTCTTTTGGCGAGGGTTTCTCTTTGGTTTGCATACCACTCCAAGTTCTCTTTTAAAGCCTTAACTACTTTAACCTCTCTCCAGATTCCTTCACCCTGCTCAGGTGTTGGTACGCTAGAAAAAGCCCTGTACAAATTATCTTCCATTTCTTGGAAAATAAACTGTATTGCTTCATCTCCTATAAGCCTATGGGCTGCGTTTGCCACTTTAAGCCTTGTATCTATATCAGCCTTTTCACTTCCTAGGCTAGTTACCAATCTTGACTGCTCTCTCACTGCGTGCCTCCAAGTTAAGCTCAGCTACTTTAAACTCGTTTTCGTCTTCATGCTTCTTAACGTCAAGCATAAACTCTTGTTCTTTAAGTGCAAGTTCTTCACGATCAATAGCAAGCTTCTCTTGCTCGATCTGGATCTGAGCCATTGTTGCCTGCATCTGAGCTTCCATCGCTTGCTGCTCTGGGCTTGGCCCTTCTTGCTGGCCTGTAAACTCAACGCCTGGATCAGTGAAGTAGCGACCGTATGCCGCTTTATCATACAATCTGACCATATCCTCTTGCAACTGAACGATCTGGTAAGGCATTACCGTAACACCTAGACCGCCAGCAGCAACCATCTGCTGTTGTGCAGCCATAGTCTGTTGCATGTGGAATAATTGCTCAGTCTTTGACCCATTACCTAAACCAACTAATACAGTCACGTCTTTTCGAGCATTCCAACTGCGAGGATCTACTTCAACAAACTTGTTATCTAATCGGAAGATAGCCTTGTCATCTGCATGAGCAATCTCTAACTCGTAGATGCCCATAAAGACTTTACGCAAGAACTCACCAAACTCACGCGCAATCAGGCGAATACGAGCCTGGCGTTTACTAACTACCTGACTAACTGCACCCGCAGCAGTGTTGCCGTTAAGAATGCTTGGATCTATTGAGTTGTCAGTAGATCCTACGTTAGCCTCTAGCATCTGATCAGCTACACCCATCATGTTATATGTGTGAGCACCGAACGATGGCTGGCTTGGGAATGAGATAGCGTTAGGATGCTTAACTAAGTATGGAGCACCAGGCTTACTGCTCATTACTGAGTCTAGGTCTACTTGGCCCTCAACGACCACAGGACGACCGTTATTTAAGTTGTACTGATTGTCTAACTGGTTACGCCAAAGTGTGCTCTTGACCTTCTGAATAGGTGCTGCGGCATCCGCAGGGCAAAG